ATACCCCAGTGCTTATACTTTATCTTGTATAGGTTCACAACGGAAGGTGGACATACTGTTTGCCATCGTCCCACTCTTGAACAGTTAAGCCAGTCAGCTTCTTCTGTAGTGCCGGGAACGTGAGGAAGCGAGGGTCTTGTCTCTTGTAACAACAGGCTAGGAAGAATCCGCACTCACCCTTGAACTGTTGATCGAACTGAGAGTAAATAAATAAGTCAATGAGTTTAAGGCGAGGTGTTCCCTTCACGTGTATCCAACTCAACTGTCCTTTATCGTTCTCAATCAGGTAGTCCGGGATGTGTCTCATCGTAGGATGAATCATCCAAAACTTTTTAATCTGATCCTGCTTCTCGTCGAAGCCAGTCCGGTAGAACTGAACACCCTTCCGGGTGCAGTAGTCCTCGAACACGTCCTCGCCGACTCTCCCTTTGCATCTGTTTTCGTATGTATCTTGTGCGGTATTATTCATATCATTGCATGGTTATATCTAGGTCAAAGTTATCAAAAAGAATAATAAAATTCTGAGGTTGAATCCCCATGATGTTGTAGTCAATCCACTCCATGGATTCACCTTCATCCATGCCTTCTAATACAAAATGATTAAGCAGTTTGCCGTAATCATAGATCAAGTATCCCCGGACATCTGTTCCGATTATACAGTTATCCAACCCGTCGAGACGGATCGGTTCTTCGTTTATACTTTCGTTTGGTGCTATCATAAATTACATTCGGGTTAGCCAATAAAGTTTGGATGCATTCTTAAAAATTTGTATCCCGGTTTTGCATTCGTCCCTTGTCCACTCCTTGTGGTAGTGCTCGCACGTATCGCTGTCAACCACTACACTTATGCAGGCAGGTAGGTAGTCCAACTTGTGGTGCCGGCGGATGATGTCTGCTTCAATGGCTAACTGGTAGCAGTCCTTCGGGTAGGTCTTAGCCTTACCCTTAGTGTTAGTCCGGCACTTGTAGTCAGCTAAGAATACCAAGTCATTCTGATCCTTGCCAATGAAGTCAATCGACCCGGCGGTCTTAACCCGGTTGCATTTAACTAGGTGCTCAGTAGCCAGAGGTGTTACTGATTCCTCAGCAACCCAGTCAATGAAGGCGGTGGCATGGTCACTCCATGCTGTCTCAACTCTTGGCTCCTGTCCCGGGCTGAGGTAAATGTGCTGAAGCTGATCCTCTATCTCCTTGTGAACGGCGGTGCCGAAGTCACTTGAATACATTGTGTCCCCGTTTACCGGGTGCTCCCGGGTGCCATAGCACAGCTTCTCTAGCTCTTGCCAAGGCAACTCCGGATGTTCACGGGCGAGGTCAGTTATCATTCGAGGGCGGTAGATGGAATCAAGGAAGGGGTCTTTGATCAGTCCAAGGATGGTGGTAACGGATGGGTAAACTTTGCTTTGCTTCCGTGCTTGTGCCGGTGTGGTCACATCGAGGCAAAGAAAGGGGTCTTGTTTGCAATCATAAAAATGAGCCATGCCTACATGAAGCATGACTCATTCACTACTGTCAACCTATAAACAACAACCTATAACTCCTCCATCTCAATGATGTGAGTGAGACAGTCCATCAATGACTGCCCCTTCTCACCGGTAAAGAATGCGAGGCTGTTCCTCCTTAGCTCCCAGACGGAACCGGGCAAAGGGTGAACTGATATTTCATTATCATTAATATACTTGATTGCCTGCTGTGCATTGATGGAAGGCAAGGGCATCTTGGGATCAAGAACATACTCATCTCCTGCCTCCAACTCTCCGACATAGCAGTCAGTAAAACGTCCCTTGCCTGTTAGCTTGGACACGATATCATCTTGAGCCATCCGGCTCGCTCCCCCTTCGGGGTATGTGTGTAGTTTTATTCTCATAATTTTATCCGGCTGATACTAAACATTCATATTGAAAAGGGCAATCATCATCGTCTCGATAATCATCGACACACTTCATGACTAAACCATCGGTGTAGTTCCAGACTCTCTCACCCTTGAATCCCATCCCGGGTTCAAAGTAAGTAAGCTCAAACCTAAGTGTAGGAAAGGCGGAAGACATGGCAATCGATACACGATTGTTGAACGTCTCCCATGCCGTGTTGAATTGGTAAGAGATTATTCCCTCCCCGTGGTGGTCTTCGTCCCTGAGCACACACTCGTAGGCTCCCCACTTGGTGCCCCAGTTTTCTATGCACCAGTCATATCCCATTGGCTCGCCCGTTGCTAGGGCTGAGTAAGGCATCAACAGTTCCTTGCCCCTTCGACCAAGGTCAGGGTGCACGAAGTTAGAAAGCTCAAGATCGTTCACGATCTCCGGCTTGTCTGATCCCTTCCAATGTATACCGGTGCCACGGGCAAATCGGATGAAGTCTTTGATGGACGGGGAATCCCCCTTGATTATTAGTTCGTTAGCTACGTGATTAGGCATTAGTTGAATTGGTTGATGATGATTTGAACTGTGATGATAACCAAGACTCCTAGTCCAGAGCAGGCTAAAACGATTGAGGAAAAAAGGACAGCATCTCCGCCCTTGTATAGTTCATTTGGTTTTTGTTTTTTCATAATTTAGTATGTGGTTTCTTATGTGCCCCATCGGATACTCCGACTGGGCTTCTTATGTATCACCTCATTTCGAGGTGGGTGTCAAGCCTTAAGAATAATTTTCTGAACAGAAGACGTAAAGGTCAGGGATGAAGTAATAATAGTGATCAGTCTTGATGTATTTACGATAGACCTTGTGCCCCTCCTCGTATGCCTTGCGACGAAACGACCGCCACATGATTGCCTGTTCGTCACTGCTTGAGTGAGGATAAAGGGACAGTGTGTGCACTGCCTCCTTCTGAAATTCAGCAGTGCTCGAAGACGGGTGCATGATCTCAAATCGATACGGCATTTCGGGGCTTTCCGCTAGCTCCAACTCGTCCGCAAAGACTCGAATGATTTCGCAGTCATTGTTGTCATCAGTCAACCAGACGTTGTCGTTCTCCTGCTTGATGACAGTGCCGAATATGTGAAGGCGAGGCTCGAGGTCTTCGTTCTTATTCTTAACGTGGTGCACGTAGTCCCATGCCTTAAACTCCGGTGAAGGCTTTTCCATGTCATCGACCAGAGAATCGATAAGCTCATTCTCAGCACGAGCGATAGCCTCGTCCATGCAAGACCATGCCTGTTCATCATCGTAAATAGAATCTGATACCTGTTGCCATTGAGCATCGGTTGCCTTCACCTTCATGCCCAGTCGGTTGGACATCACGGCATCTAATGAGGGTCTGCAATAGGTGGTTACCTTTTCGAGGCACAGCTCTTTGCTGACATACTCGAGGGCATCGAGCACCTTCTGAACGTGAGGGTCAGAGTTGTCATCTCCTAGCACGGATACCTCCGCTTCGGTGGTGATTATATCGAGGGCTTTAATTAGTTTTGAGTTCATTATATTTATGTGGTTTTGTGGGTTGAGGGTGCCCCCGAAATGGGGGCTTGTCCCTTATGATTGTTTATAATACGTGAATAGGTTAGTGAGTGTCAATTATATTTGAATTAAATTCCATCGCCAAAGATGTGACTGTCACCGGTTGGCTCCCGTCTCTCACCCTTCAGTTTGTTTTCAAATGCCAAGGTGTAGGCTTTGGCTACCTCTTTGACGAGCCAGTCAAAGCAACGGCTATACCCCAGATTTATGCTGAGCATTCGGGCATGACTGCTTTCTTCGTCCGTCCTAAAAATCACCTGCTCGAGGTCATCTATTATTGCAATGTGCTTGTCCCCGTAGTCGGGATAGTAGGCTTGAAGGAATGAGTTGCATTCAGTCAGTAGTTCTTGAGCCAGTTCCTTCCGACCCATATCCATTAGGTCAGTAGTTGATTCGGTGGCTTCGTTGTATAGCTTGATTAGTATTTCTTTATTCATTTTAGTAGTAGGTTGTGTAGTTAGCTGATGGTCTCATCAGTGACAGAGAAACTGCCAGACGGGCGGTGCCCGTTTCGACCTAGTCGGGGATTAGTTCCATGCCCTTGCTGGTAGCGACCCATGACAGGCAACTTGAGACGAGCACCTTGCCCTCCTCCTTGGCTACCTCTTCGAGTTCATCCCAAGGGCACTCATCATCTCGACCCTCCCAGATGGTTGATAGGTGGCTTGCCCCTGCACCGCAAGGGTGCCCGATTTCGATTCTGATATATGAATTTTCCATGGTGTGTGTGTGTGGGTTGTGGGTGCCCCCAGAATGGGGGCTTACCCGTTGAGAGTGGTTAGGCATTCGTGATTAGATCAAAGGCTTTCTGAGCCTCTCTAGATGCCTTAAAGATAAGCTTCTTGTCAGCCTTGAGCACCTCCGCCCAGTTCTTAAAGTAAGCTTGAGAATTATCCTCAGTCTTAGCGAAAATGCCGTGAGCATTTGAGAGGAAAGAGGCGGTCAACTCAGCGACCAGTTCCTCTTTAGCATAGGGATCCGACCCGAACGTTGCAGGCTCGAGGCGATCAAGCCGTGAGCTGTGCCCAGTGCTGTGTGCCATCTCGTGGAAGAACGTGTGGTAGTATTCAGCAGGGCTGTGGAACTGAAGCATTAAGGGCATCTTGATGCTGTCGAGGCTTGGATTGTAGCAAGCCCTGTTTCCGCCTTGGCTGAAGGGTAGCCCTTCGTCTCCGATCCACCGATCAACAGTTGCACTGCAGGCTTTGAACTCGGGTTCCTCGTGAGGCATCACGTCACCGGTCACAGCAGGCTCGGGCTTTGCTTCCTCTTTGAGATCAGTCTGATCTTGATTGAATGCGGTGCTGTATTTCTCATACATCACTTTCTTGATCTTACCTGCTCGAGCCATAGCCTCGAGTGTCTTGATGCTGTGGGGCTTGCCCGGGATTAGCTTCTTGCCCAGTTTACCGCCTGCCCCGTGCTCAAAGAATAGCACACCCCAGTAGACTACCGGTGTGCCCTTCTCACCTTTTTGGACCATGCCCCCCTTATCCTTCCATTGCTTGAAGGTGCCCCATGTAGTGGACTGATAGCCCTGAGCATTTGCTTCCATCCAAAGCATCAAGGTATTGATGCCCTGATACTGTTTGCCTGATGAGACGTTAACGGGAAATTGCCCCGTCATGGCACCGCCTGCCCCGTTGCTTTTCCACGGCTTTGTCCACGGATTAGTGCCCTTGCTTAGTGCCTCAATGAAGCGGTTTGTGATAGTTTCGTGCAGGTCGATTTTTGCTTTTTTTGCTTTCATATTTAGTAGTATTAGGTGTGTGTTTTTAGGTTAAAATTTCGGGTCTATTTGAGTGCGGTCTTGCATGAATTGATCCCCTCCTGTATCTCTGTTTGCCACTCGTCAAATGCCATAGGTTCAAAGCCCTGACGAAGGCAATCGAGGCGGTAGTTCTGATATCTGATTTTCATGTCCATATTTATTAGTATTTATTAGGTTATTTATTAGGTTAGAATTAAACGATGGGACTATAATATATTAATAAGATGTGAATAGATATCACTAGTTTTGAAACACTTCATCCAAAATAATGAAACCATTACGGCAGTTTATCCCTTTTTCTGAGTATTTTATCAACGACTTACAAAATCCTTATCAACGACTTATGACTTTTATCAACGACTTACGTAATATCGTATAGCCCGTAGTGAGCCGTAAATGCCCCTTTAAGCCGTCCGATTTTCAAATGGCACCCTACCCTTCGGAAGCCGTCAGAGGAGCATACAGGGCAAACCTCAACTATTGAGATTCAGTCGCATTAAGGGTTATTGAGAGTCAGTCTCATTCCAAATTCACCCCCGTAATACTTTCTTCACGGGAGAAATAAATTGTTCCACGTGGAACATTAGAATCATTCTTAGTTGATATTGAGTCTCAGTCTCATTAAAACTACAGCCCGACTTTTTGCGACCCAGTCTCATTTAGGGATCCGTGCACATAAGAGCAGTATACATATGTTCACTAGTTCGAAATGGGGGGAGGGGGTCAGAACTTTTTACAGCAACATCTCTATATATACATAAACATGGCTATAAAAAAATATGCTCCTCATAGGATTTTGGACTTGACAGCCCTGATCAATCAGGTGATACATAAGGAGTTCTCTTGATCCTCATTCCCTTTCTCGCCTACGGCAGAAAGGTTTCTTATGTACCACAGGTGTATTGTATCATATAATATACTTGACACGTAAGTGCTACTAAGAAATAGTTGAAATAAGATGGATGAGAAGGAACAGTTAATGCAGGAGATAACTACGTCTATTCAGGACATATCTGAACAGAAGGAGTTAGATAAACTGAATAGTCTAAGTAGGTTTGCTCCGGAACGGGTAGCCAAGATGCTATACCTGTATGCCACGGGATCTAGTCAGACCCGGCTAGTTAGGAAGTATGGCTTCGATAGACATACTGTCATCTCAGTGCTTACGGACTATGCGGACCACATAGGTAAGTTCCGGGAACTGTCCGGGAAGATAGCCGCCAAGAACTACTTAGATATGTCCAGCCTAGAGGAGGACCTCATTGAGGTAGTCCGGGACCGGCTTGAATCCGGGGAACTAGAAGCTACGTTCCGGGATCTAAAAGAACTTTCAATAGCTAAAGCTAATGCCGCACGGGAAGCACTGACCGCCCGGGGTGAGGCAACTAATATCACCGAGGACCGGAAGGTATATACCCAAGAGGACTACGAAGCTACCGCCAAGGCGGCAGAGGACCGAATCCGGAAACTAAAAGAAGCGGAAGTGATTGATGTCGATTAACTCAGAATACCATGAGGATATACACGAGAAGGTTCGGGCTATCTTAGCCGAGCACTTCCCGAACTATATGTTCATAGTAATGAATGACGATGGTGACTTGTATTATGACTTCACTAACTTGCCAATAGGCAAGATGCTAATGAGAGAAGTCCGGGACGAACTAGATGTGGATGACTTTGACTTTGAGTGGGTAGAGGAGGACGAGGAAGAAGAATGATTGAGTTTACCCCGCACCCGATACTAGATGCCCCTAGTGACGAGGAGATTCTCCTCTTAGCAAAGAAAGATCCTAAGCTACTCGAGGATCTACACCGTGCTCACGAGGGTAGGATAGAAGCCGCAGTTAACGATCCGGTTCGCTACGGCTTTGACTTAGATGGCTGGGGTAGGATCCGGAACGGACTAAATGAATACAACGAGGTCCTAACCCTAGGGGGTAACAGATCCGGGAAGACTACCGGGTGTGCAAAGATAATTATGCAGGCTGTCATGGAGAACATGAACGGTCACATAGTTTGTTTCTCACAGAATGCCGATACATCCGTCAAGGTTCAGCAAGCCGCCATGTGGGAGATGATGCCCAAGGAGTTCCGGAAGAAGACCAAGAGCACGGAGGGATACATTAACTTCTCTATGCAAAATGGATTCACCGGAAGCTCGTTTATCTTTCCAGATACCCGGACCCGGGTTGACTTCAAGACTTACACACAGTTCTCGAATAACCAAACCATCCTAGAGGGTATGCAATTCGGGTTCCCTTCTAAGCCAGACAACCTAAACATGGGGGCATGGCTAGACGAATACCTTGGTGATGCGGCTTTGGTTAACACACTTCGATTCCGTTTAGCTACATTTAATTCAAAGATGATACTGGGGTTCACTCCTATTGATGGGTTCACACCTTTCATTAGCGAGTATTGCACCAATGCAGAAACACTAGAGACTCGTGAAGCGAGTCTATTAAAGAACCGCCAGCTACCAATCCGGCAGTATAGTCCTAACCGGGATGCCGGCATTGTTTACCTGCACTCAGATGAGAATCCATTCGGGGGTTACAAACGTCTAAGCAAAGATCTAAAGGGTCGCCCGGACGAAGAGATCCTAGTTCGTGCCTACGGTGTACCGGTGAAGTCAATGACATCACTGCTACCCCTGTTCTCGACTGAGGTAAATGTTCTTGGCGACATTCCAAACAAATACAAGATGCAGTTCCCCGACATTTCTGATAAGTCGCAGTTCACCTGCTACATGGTGATGGATCCGGCAGGTGCCCGGAACAGTGTAGCTATCTGGGCGGCAGTTAACGAAGCCGGGGAGATATACATCTTCGATGAGTTCCCGGACCGGGATGCATACGGGGAGTGGGCAATGTTCGGGGATCCA